CACTTGCACCGTAACCGTTTTTAAAATGGTATTCATGCCTTGAAAATATATCGAAAGATGATTTAGTTTCTTCAAAACTTTCGCATTCAATGTCAATTTTTGGTATAAAGTATTTCATATCAAACTCCTAATAATTTTTCTAAGTCAGCAATGCGCTGATATAAAACTTGGTTTTCTTTTCTTGTTTCAATCAATTCTCTGTTTAAGTCTAATGCGACTAATCTCCAGTCTGTATTGACTTCAATTTTCGTTGTGTTAAAAAACCATTTTGTGATTTTATCTAATAGCTTCATCCAACTGACCTCATTTTCTTGCTTTTTTCCATTTCTTTCTTCCAGTCCTGACTACCTCTGTATTGCAGGTAGGCATCAAAGCCTTTAACCGTGACAAGTTGGCCACAATCTCTAAGATGTTTTTGCTGACTAGGGAGTTTTTGCATTTCTCTTCTTCGGTCTCCTGCTTGTCGCTTTGTGCACCCAAAGATGTGTTCTAATTCTTCATCGTTGGCCGAAACTTTTTCGATGATTACATCTTTAATTCTTACAATTTCAACTGCTTCCATTTTTTCTCCTTTCGTGATATAATTCAGTTAGTTATTTTAGTAAGTGCCTGATTGCAGTCAGGTGCTTTTTTAGTTGTAAAATAGTTCATCTATGGTTATATCTGGTTTGATTTCTGCAACCATTGACTTAATAGCTAGGCGCTCTTTGTCATTAAAAGATGTTTTCTTCAACTCTTTATTGTTGTAAGATTGCAAAGAAATTCCCAGCTTATTTGCCATTTGTTGCTGAGTTAACCCTAACATAACCCGATAGCCTCGTAGTTTACTCATAGCTCTCCTTCGTCTTACTTTCCATAGCCCTGAGCTCTATCTCATGGCTAACTTGTTTTAATAGCTTCTCACACGCTATTTTAGCTTCTCTGTATGTTGTGTTCTCTCTGATAAAATAATCAGCGAGTTCTATGATTTTATCTTCCATTCAACCTCCTATATATCAGTCTTGAGACCGATGTGATTCCTCCTTGATTTGATATAATAACTTCGACTAGGACCTCTCACTGTTTTAGTCAAAAAAATCAATAGAAAGGAGGAGAACTATATGCCTAAATTAACTAAAGAAGACGCTTTTGAAGTTTCTCAAGACATTATCAACGATGCTATTCCAGTTATCGAAGATATGTTAGATGAAGTATTTAAAAAGTATCCAATCGACATGGAGATTAGAAAGGCTATTCTCCATAGTGTTCTTGTTGCCCATAAACTTAGTACAGAAACTACGGTCTCTTTACTCGTTCAGCTAGTAAATTCTCAAGATAACTAGTGTTTCTTGAAATTTTTTTAACTAATTCATGGTCTGCCTTTATTAAGGTATGGCCTTTTCTTCCGCTATACGGATATCGGTTTGGTTTCATGTTTGCTCCTTTCTAATGTGGTATAATGATTAATAACAAATATTATCTGAGGTTAAAGATGTCCCGATACACAGATTACAAATACGCTTCTAACATATTGAAAGAAATCGAAAATAAACCAGAAAAATATCTCATTATTCATTATTCGTGCGAAAGCTTCTACAATCTAGAAGGTAAAAGTCCAAGAATTGCATCGATATCCGTTCGTCAATTTAATAACGCTCAAACGAATAACTTTTCAATTCATCAATACTCTGAAATGTTGAACACCCCTATTACAGATGAGAATTACAGAATTATCGAAAAAGAATTGCTAAATGATTTCTTTGCATTTGTCGATAAAAACTCCGATAAAACTTGGATTCACTGGAATATGAGAGATAGCGTCTTCGGTTTCAATGCTCTAGAACAACGATTCAAGGTTCTTGGTGGTTCACCGGTTGCTATTGATAACGACAAGAAAATAGATCTCGGTCATTTATTTAAATTGCTATACGGTGGTAATTACATTGAGAATCCACACATTGAAAAACTACTACATTTGAATAATTTCAATCCGAAACAATTTCTTACCGGCAAAGATGAAGCTGAAGCTTTCGACAATGGGGAATACGTTAAACTCAGCATGTCTACTTCAAGTAAAGTGAACCTGTTCTCCACATTTGTTACACATGCTATCAATAAAACATTGAAGACCAACGTGTCTGTATGGGCAATCAGGGGAGTATCAGTTAAGGGGCTTTATTCCACTTTTCAAGAAACAACCTATGGACAAATGATTCTATGGATTATAAACCTTGTCCTAGGTGGAATAATCGGTGCAGTAATTGCAAAATACATCCAATAACAGACTGTTCAGAAAGTAGTTCTAGCTTCTTCTTGGCTAGTTCTACTTCTTTTTTTGCGTATTTTATAGAAATTAGAGTTGGGGTATCGAACCAATCTTTTTCTAAATAATACTTTTTCTCATGCTCAGACATATAAGCAACCAATGATTGAAAATGCTTTACGCGTTCATGAAGATGTTCTATATTTTCTTTCATTCTGTCCTCTTTTCCAATATGATTTATAATCATATAGTTTGTAAAAAATTAAACCCCTAAAAGGTCACTTGCTGTTGTTCCTAAAACTTCACACAACTTTAAAAGGTGTTGAGCTTTAATAGATGTAATGTCCTTTTCCCAAGCATTAATCGTCTGGGTACGGACTCCGACTAATTCTGCGAGTTGTGATTGAGTCATTTTATCATGTCTTGCTCTCAACTCTGCTATGGTAATTGTTGGTTGTGCCATTTAAGACTCCTTTCTTGTTATGATTTTAAATCATGTTTTTGATTTATGAGTCCATTATACATGACTAAAAATCATTTGTCAACACTTTTTTTGATTTTTTTTCATATTTTTTTAAATTTTTTTTAATTTTATTTGATTATAAATCATTATTTTTGTATAATATAGTTAGAAAAGATAAGGGGAAACAATCATGGTAGACAAGGAAAAACATGTCCTTATAGGACAAAGAATTAAAGAATTAAGAGAATTAAAAAACATCGAGCAGTCAGAGTTAGCAGAAATGCTAGGATATAAATCTCAAAGCACTATTTCAAAGTGGGAAAGTGGTGTAAACTTACCTACTGGTAAGAAGTTGATTGCTTTAGCTAAAATCTTCAACACATCAACTAATGATATTTTAGGTATTGAAAAACCAGTTAAAGAAGAATACACTACATCTGACTTACGTGAGATGGCAGAAAATGCAAAAACATTTGATGGTAAACCATTAAATGAAGATGATATTCAAGCCATCCAAAACATTATTGAAATATATCTCAAAGGTAGATTATGAGTATTGAAGAAATCTGCAAAAAAACACGGTGTCAGAATAGAATATTTTGACAAGGATTTGTGGAATAGAAACGGCATTTATATAGATGAAATTAAAGTTGTATTTGTGAGTAAGGAATTATCTCCTGAAAAACAAAAACAAGTAATATTACATGAACTAGGGCATTTAGAACATACCAAGGAAGAATATCATAACGCTATACTTCGGTGTGAAAATGAAGCAAACAGAAATATGATTCATCATCTGTTAGTGGATGCTTTAGGAGAATTGGATGATCCTTATGAATTTAACTATCTGAACTTTATGGAATACTACAATTTAAAAACCACTACTGAAGAGGTAATGGTTAAAGAAGAATATCAAGCATTATTAAATTATAACAAAGGTCGATTTTATGAAGAAGATAACAACATTAATGACACTACTACTTCTGACTTCCTGTCTAGCTGCGTGTGAAGATAATAAACCTAAAACGCCTACCACAAATCAAGGTCTTGAAAAATCAGAAGGAAAAGCTAAAATACAACCAGCTAAAGATTTTAAGAATACACCTATCGGAGATTACAGGATAGTTGACAACAACTTTTATGGAGCGTGGCCTGATGATACTAAATTAGTAATTGATGATAGCGCTGTTCAAGTTGTTGACCCAAGTAGCATATCTAAAAAATACTTAATACACTTAAATGGAGATAAAGATAAACCAGCTATTTTAAAACTCTATGTCGATGACAAGGAAGAATTCGATGTAACTAAAGTATCTAAATTTTATGTGAGAGCAAATGGAACTCACTCATACAAAGGAAAAGAAATACCACTATTCTTAGTGGACGGATTTGAGTATTAAAAAATCCCACACTCGCCTGCAAGCTAGAATGTGGGATGTACTGTGTATAGAAAGAATGGCATTAAAAAGCCCTCTTTACTATACCCATTTTAACAAAATAAAGGGGAAAAATCAATGTGGATGGAAGAACTGCCAACCGGCAAATATAAATTTTTTGAGAGGTTTAAAGATCCATATACTGAGAAATTGAGAAAAGTATCAGTCACGATGGAAAAGAAAACTCCTCAGGCACGAAATCAAGCAGCATTACTTCTGCAAGAAAAGATAAAACAAAAGCTAAATAAAAAACAAGTAGAGAGTATTACCTTTGAAGAGATTTATAAATTATTCTATAAATCCTGGTCACAAACAGTCAAAGAGTCGACGAAACACAATTGCAAGTCAATTGATAAGAAGATGAAGGAAGTCATACCATCTGACACTTTATTGGCCAATTTAGACAGACGTTTTCTCCAGGAAGCTATCGAAAAAGTGATTGAAAGTAATGGACATATAGCTGCCAAAAAAGTCAGACACCGACTCAGAGGTATCTTCAAGTACGCTGTTCAATATTCTTATATCGAGAATAACGAAGTGGATTATACTACAATTCCTCAAAGACCAAAGACTTTGGAAGAGCTAGAAAAAAAGCGTAATAATTTCCTTACCATGGATGAAATAAAAACCTTAGTGAACGTTCTAAATGGTCGAGAATACCACCAGAAGTATGCAGATATGGTGCTTGTTCTATCTTTGACAGGCATGCGATATGGAGAGTTAACTGCCTTGCAGTTGAAGAATATTGATTTTCAAAATAACAAAATTGAAATCACAGGTAATTTTGATTCAGTAAACAAAATCAAAACACTTCCAAAGACTACAAATTCAATACGGACAATCAAAGCTTCTAAGACTGTTATGGAAGCAATTCAAAGACAAATAGCACGTCTTAGCGAACGTTTCCAGCCATTGTCAAGCGATGATTATATCTTCTGCTTTGAAAGATGGAATCAACCTACAACAATAGCTTGCTTTATACAGATATTAAAAAAATATGGCAAGGAAGCTGGAATAGATAAAAACCTAACCAGCC